CCATCTAATCCACAATTAAAAGTTCAAAAAACAAAGGAAGTAAAACCAATTAGAGGAGGTCAAGGTGGATTGCCTTTAGGAACTACAACTAGAAGACAAGGTGGTGCTTACTAAATAAATTACTGAATAAATCATTATGCCCTTACCCACAATTGCAACTCCATCGTATGAGTTGAAATTACCTTCATCAAATAAAAAAATTAAGTTTAGACCTTTTCTTGTAAAAGAGGAGAAAATTTTAATTTTAGCTTTAGAATCAAAAAATCAAATTGAAATTACAAATGCCGTTAAAGATGTATTGAAACAGTGCATTCTCACAAGAGGCATTAAAGTTGATGACTTACCAACTTTTGACATAGAGTATGTATTTTTGAACATCCGTGCTAAATCAATTGGAGAAGACATTAAGATGGTGGTAACATGCCCAGATGACAACAAGACAAAAGTCCCTGTCACTGTATATGTTGATGAGATACAAGTAGTCAGACCAGAAGGTCATACAACTGATATTGTCTTAGATGATAAGATGACTCTTCGGATGAAGTACCCATCACTTAATCAGTTTATTGAAAACAACTTTGATACCGAAGATGAGTCAGACACTATTGTTGATAAAACTTTCAAAGTAGTTGCTGACTGTATGGATACAGTTTATACAGATGAGGACGCTTGGGAAGCAAAAGATTATACACCATCAGAGAGAATTAAATTTGTAGAACAATTAAGTTCCAAACAGTATAAACAAGTCGAGAAGTTTTTTGCAACAATGCCAAAGTTATCTTACACCATTGATGTGACAAATCCAAATACAAAAGAAAAAAGTAGTGTCGTTTTGGAGGGTCTAGCCGATTTTTTCGGTTAAGTATTGCAAGAGAGAGTCTTGAATCGTATTATCGAGTCAATTTTGCTCTCATGCAATACCATAAATATAGCTTGACAGAACTTGAAAATATGATGCCTTGGGAGAGAGATATCTATGTGACTCTTCTCAAAAATTATATCGAACAAGAAAATCTAAAGAGACAACAACAAGAAGGCGCTCAAGGGTATGGATGAGGAACAAACTCCTAAAATAAATCCAAATAATTTTTTTGAATCAATTGAAAGAATTGATAAGGTGGCTAGTGATGCCTTGGGTAAAAGTAATTCTAATTTTACAATTATTGGAGAACAAAAAGGTTTAATTGAAAGTTTATCATCATCCATTGAGTCTATACAATCAGAAGTACAACAGATAACACAATTTTTGATTGTACAACAAGATCAGAGAGAAAAAGATTTAGGGAAACAGGAAGATATATTAGCTGCTCAGGAAGATCAACAACAAAAACAAAAAAGAAATGATTTATTATCTGGTAAAAAGCCAGGGGAAGAAGGGAAAGGTGGTGCAACTCAACAAGCGATAGATAATGCGATTAAAAGTGCTCCTGCCATGCAACTATTTGGTGGTTTGGCAGCTATGCTTTTAAGTCAAATAATGCCTGATAGTAGTAAAAATGATCTTGATTTCTTATCAGAGTCAGATGCTTCTGCTTTAGGAACACCAGAGGATAAAATAAAAAATGCTGAAAAACAATTAGAAAATCTTAAGGAAAGGATAGAACTAGAGAAAGAGAGAAAGAATAAAGACAGAAATAGTTTACAAAGATTCTTCTTTGGTAAAATTATGGGTGAGGATGCTGAATATGATAAGATGATAAAAGATGAAGAAAAGAGACTAGAGAGAATGCAAAAACAGTTTGGAAAAGATAATGCGGTAGTAGATAAGTTAATAAGAAAAGCAGAAAAGGGCAATGTACTAGCTACACAACAATTAAACTTTTTAAAGACAGGAGAACTACCTGAAAAACTTTCAGGAGGGTTTCTTAAAAATCCACCAGCTGCATTATTTGATAATAAAATTTTTGTTGGGATGTCACCATCTCTACTGGAACGAGCTTATTTTACAGAAGGTGGTTTGGAAGAATTTAAACTTCCCTCTCTACCCACATCAAAACTAAGAAGTAGATTTGAACTTGATTTATCAGACTATAATCCAAAAGATTATCCTGTAAATATCCAAGAGGAGAGAAATACATCTGATAAATTAAAAGAAATAGAGGAAAAAGGTGATGGAAAGGCTCTTAGTGAGTATAAAGCTGAGACAAAAAGATTAATTGATCAAGCAAAGAAAGATCTTCCAAAAAAGAGAGAAGAGAGAATAGAAAAAGAGAAGATAGAAAAAGAGAAGGTAGAAAAAAATAAGATAGAAAAAAATAAGATAGAAAGAGAAGAAAAAAAGGAAAATGATCTCATGTCATTCGTAGATGGTGGTGGCATAGTTGGTGCTTTTTCTAGAATGATTAGTGGTTTTGATGGCACTCCTGGCTCAAGAGAAACTAAAGATGCTGAAAACAAGGGAAAAGATATTAAAAATGAGGGAAAAGATATTAAAGTGGTGAAAGTTGAAGATACAAAACCCAAATATTATGCTGATTATATTAAAGAGGGTGTTAAAATCACAGAGATTGGGCCTAATGATTTTTTCTTTGAATTTCCAGATGGTAGTACATCAACACGGACTTCTACTGGATCTAGTAATGCACCAACTGTAGAAGCAAGATTTGACGGTCTGGTTGACGCAAAAATTCTGGCTAAAAAAGAAGAGGAAAAAAGGGAAAAGGAGAGAGAGAAAGAAAGATTGGAATTTGGTAAAAGAATGTATGAGAGTTTTCCTGATAAGTATAATGCAGATGGAACAAGAAAGGAAACGAAAAAATTTAAAGATGGTGGATTGGTTGATGGTGAGAAAGGAGTTGATAAGATTCCAGCGATGTTAAGTGATGGTGAATTTGTTTTAACACCTAAAGCTGTTGATATGATCGGATCAGAGACTTTGAACGCATTAAATACAATAGCAGACTCTGGTAAATTTAAAGTTGAACCCAATGAATTATCTGATGCTGATCTTTCCTCACCAGAATCAAAAAATGAAGTAAAAGTATTATCACCAATAAATGCTTCTTCAGCACCTGTGAATACTAATCCTAACTCTACTGTGATGCCTAAATCACCATCAAACGTTAATACAAGTAAAATTAATGATACAAATAGTCCTGTGCCCTTTATCGAATTAATATCAAACCATAGTTTGTCGGTGTAGAAAAATGAAAATTTCAACTAAGTCATTTTTTTCAAAACTAAAATCAAAATCTAAAGCATTAGATAATAGAGAAAGTAGGTTAAGACGCAAACAGGAAAGACTTTTTAAAAAGGCTCAAGATAGAAGAGTTACTGTTAGTGATTTCTTTGGTCAAGATAATGAGGAATCTGCTGGTGCTACGATTAAAGCAACGATGTCTAATCCGTTAAAAATCGCTGAGAGTATTTCTAAACAGAAGATAACGCCTAGAGCAGAGGGTGGCCCAATAGAAGAGGGAAAACCATACTTAGTTGGTGAAGAGGGGCCTGAAATCATAGTTCCATCAAAGTCTGGAAATGTTGTTTCTAATGATAAATTGGGGACATTTAGCATAAAAAGACTGAATCCAAATGATCTTAGCAAAGATGCACTTATTAAAAAATCTTTCTTTAATGATGATGTACAAGATATTGAAATATCAAATGAAAGTGGTAGTGATTATTTTAGAACAACCACAGACATGTCCACTGGTGGTCTAAGTGAGACAACTGTAAAAAGAACACGTTTTACAGAGACATCGGAAGATGGAACTGTTACTGTCTTTGACAAAAACACTAAGATGACAGAAAAAATTGTTTCAATTGGAGTTCCTGATCTGATTGAACATCAGGATCAATTACTTGGTGAAATACACAAATTAAAAGGATTTGAGAATGTCACAATAGATCAAGTCATAAATCAAACAACAGGAATACCACAAGAAAAATTACTTCCCATTCTTATGAGAAGTGATGCACAGAAAGCGACAGATGAGAAAGAAGAAAAAGCAATAAAAGAGGATAGAGAAGCGAGAGGTATCAAGCCAGGTCAAGGATTTAGTATGAGTGCTGATGATGAGGTTGCAAAATCTCTAGCTGGAACTATGGGATACCGAATCGGACAAATAAATCCAGATATGTTAGTTTCAGCGATGACTAATCTTAAAGAAGAAACTAAAGTTGTAACTAAAACTGATCAAAAACCTAAGACTGACTCTTTGTTTACTGATCTTTCTGCTAATATAAATGCAAGCACGAAAGGATATAATGAAGGTGGTTTAGTTCAACCTAAAACTGATTCCTCGTATGATGATCTCTCTGTTAGTATAAATCAAGGTGTAGGTAAAAATAGAACATTCATTCAACCTGTTATTAAGACACAAATTCAAACAGTGAGTCAACCAGTTCCAATGCCAATGTCAGTTCCATCAAGTCCTAAAATTGTAAAAGTCCCTAAATCTAAATTACCATCATCAATCGCTAAGTTAATACAGTAATGTCAAATAATTATCTTATTTCTAAATGTAGTTTAAAACCTTATGAAGGTGGATCTTTGAAAGAAGACTATGATATCGTGCGAGGAAATCCTGTAATTAATTATTTTGAAAGCATTAAAAGTCCATCAATATCTTTAACTGTATCTTTTATCGATGTTGATCAGGTTATTAGTAGAAAAGGTATTACTGGCGGAGAGTATATAGATTTAGAAGTCGTATTTGGAGAGACAGAACAAACTTTTAAGATAACTCCCGATAAACAAAAATTAGTTCTAAATGCCGTTAGAAACGTAATATCTGCTCCTAGTAAACAAGTAGGAACTTTAGAGTTTGTATCAGTAGAGTCAATAGTTAATGAAACTGCAAGAGTTAATAAAAAATATACTGGAAACGTATCTCAAACAGTCTTTGAATTACTCGTGGGTGATGATAGAGGAATTCAAACAAGTAAAAAGTTAGAGAAAGATGATGCTGCTAATAAGTATTCGTTCGTAGGAAATTTAAAAAGACCGTTTGATACAATTCAATGGTTATGTCCAAAAACACAAGCATCCTCTAAAAATTTTGGATTTTTATTTTATGAAAATATGGATGGATATTATTTCAAATCAATTGAAAGTTTATTAAATCAAAAACCAGCCTTTGAATACAGCGCTTTTGAGGCACCTTATAGAGGTGCTCTTAAAATTATAGAAAATAATTTAAATAGATCGAATGACATTGGTATGAATCTTAGAATGGGAATGTATGCAAGTAGAACAATTTATCTTGATCTTGAGAATCAATCGCAACAAGTCGTTGATTTTGAAGTGTCAGACTTAAAACTAAAAAAACCACTTAAATTACCTAATGGATTAGAAAAACAACCGACAAGAAGAATGTTTAGAATATTAGACTCAGGAGCCTTACAAAAAGGATCAACTAAAAAAGATGTTGAAAAAAGAAATGAGCTTGCCATCTATCAAAATAGATCCTATGCTAGAAATAACCTGCTATTTTCTCAATCATTAAATATATCAGTTCCTATGAACGTTGAGTTAAAAGCTGGCGATATAGTCGATTTAAAATTCCCACTTAAAAAAGATGAGAATCCTAGATCAAGCACAGTTAAGCCTGGGCAAGATAAGGATCCCGATCTCAGTGGAAAATATTTAATATCAGAGTTAAGACACATTATAGGTAATGGAGACTCATCAACTCAACTTCAACTAATCCGTGATACCTTTACCGCTTAAATAAAAGAAACAGGAGAATCAAATGAAATCAATCGAAGATCACATTGAATACGACAAAAAAATAGCTGACGATCCACAAGCGAATCCAGCAGCGAGAAGACATGCAAAAGAAGAGTTGCATGAACTCGAAGAGTATGTAGAACATCACAAAGAAGAGATCGAAGCAGGAGATCACCATGATCCTAATGCTTTAGAACTATTCTGTGATCAACATCCAGATGAACCTGAGTGTTTGATTTATGACGATTAATTTTTTTGGAAGAGACCCTATGCAGTGGTGGATCGGTCAAGTGACTGATCCAGAGAAAGGAAAGTGGGGAGATTCTTTAGAAAAAAAACAAGCAGATGATGGAGAAGATATCTATGCGTTTAGGTGTCGAGTTCGTATCGTAGGTTATCATGACTGTTCGGACGAACTTAAAGATGAGGATTTACCTTTAGCACATATTCTTTTACCACCAAACACTGCCACCACTGGCGGTTGTGGAGAAACTGTGCAATATCAGGGTGGAGAGGTTGTGGTTGGTTTTTTCATGGATGGTGAAGACGCACAACAACCAGTTATATTTGGAACTTTATTTAAACAACCATTTATATCTGACAATTTAACCACATCCGAATTCAATGCAAAGAAACAAACTTGTTTCGTGCCTTATACTCCACCGAAAGTTGCTCAAACTGCTGGTAAACAAAATCAATTTCAAGAATCACCTTGGCCTCGATCATTTACGCCTGGTGAACTTGTAAAGTCTATTGCAGCAAAACAAAAAGAGGCTGCAACAAATATAACGATTGATAATTTTACAGCGTGTGAAGACAATGAGATATCAAAGATAAGTAATGCGATAAAAACTTTTACTCGAAACATGGAGTCTCTTCAAGATATAGGAGGAGGCGCAACCATTGATCCGATTTATGGTGGCATAATTGATATGACATCGGAAATAAAACGAACATCAAATTTAATTCACAACTCCATGACAAAATTGATTCGTCGTGGAAGATCATGGTTGATTCAAGATACCTTAGATAAATTAAATCTAGATTTATCTGATAAGGTTGATAAGTTTAATCAAGTTCCAACTGGACAAGCGACTAAATCTTTAGCTGATGTTATTTTCTGTAATATTGAAAAAATACAGGATGAGTTAAAAAGTTATCTCACTAAAAGTTTAGAAAATATGATCGGACAAGTATTAGATGTTCCTGTCTGTGGTATTGAAAATTTTCTTGCTGATATGTTTGGTCAGATTAATAATATTCTAGATACACAACTTGGAAGTATGTTTGGTCAGTTGAATAGTCTCACAGGTGGTAATCTACCTCTTCCAAGTAAAACATTTTCAAAAGCAATTAAGTTTGCAAACATTCTTACAAATGTCTTAGATTGTGACTCTTTAAATTGTCCAGAACCAACTTCATATTCTTCAAAAAGTGGTGTTAGCAAATCGATTGATGATACTTTCGGTGTTTTTGATAATATACTTGATAAGGCTGGTTTAAGTGCGATTACAAATCTTGCAGACAATATAAACAGTATCGCAGATGGAATCCCAGCAAAGACAAGTGCTCCAGATTGTAATACAAATATTCTTAAATGTGGCCCACCAAGAGTTGATTTTATAGGTAGTAGTGGTCAAGGTGCAACTGGTAGTGCGATTGTAAACGCACTTGGTAATGTCATAGGTGTTGCTATTAATGGAACAGGATTTGGATTTACACAACCACCGTTACTATCATTCTTTGATAGTTGTGATAAGGGTTATGGTGCTGGAGGTTATCCAGTTATGGGCCCTGTTTCAAAAATAACAAATGGAACGAGTGTTTCGGTTGGTGGAGCTGGAGGAGTGCAATTGACTTCAAATAATCTTCCTGTTAACGCTGGTGGTATAGGAGGAATACCAGTTACAACTTCCTCTGGTCAACCACTTGTGGCAGATGGAGATCCAGTATTAGCTGGTGGTGTAGGAGGTACACCTGTGTTTGCTGGTGCGGTTGGAGGAATAGAACTGACTGTTGATGGTGTTCCTGTCATTGTTAATGGTGAGGGAGGTCAGGGTTTGATCGCTGGTGCTTTTCCTGTTGTAGTTGGTGCTTCGGATTCTGGTGTTGGAGCTGGTAGTGTTGGGGCTTCTGGTGACATTGGTTCTGGGATTGCTGGTGGTGTTGGTGGTGCTGGTGGTGTTGGTGGTGTTGGTGATGGAGTTGGAGGATTTGGTGGATTAAATATCACCGTTGGTGGCGAAAGTAATGAAGATTTATTGTATGTTCCAGATCCAAATGGAGACAGTTTGGGTGTTGTCGGTGCTGTCATAACTAGCCCTGGCCAAGAATACTTATCAAACACCACAGAAACTGATTTTGATGGAAACGTAAAAGAATTAAAACCAGATCCAAATGGTAATTATGATGGCGAGTCATCATATGTAACCTCATTAGGAGGTATCGTGATTGAAAATACTGGTTTTGGATATGGAGATAATGATACCGCCACAGTGAGTGGTGGATCTGTAGATGTTGCTGGTGATAATTTACCATCAAGTTCGTCAGACTTAGCAGGGCAAACTGTGGGTGATGGAGTTCAAAAGCCTGGAAACGCACAGATTGATTTAAAAATTCAAGATGGATTGATTGTCGGAGCAAGTGTTGTTAATGGAGGATTTGGATTTTCTAGTCTTCCAGATATCACGATAAATACCGATACTGGAGCTGGAGCTAAATTGTTACCTGTTCTTAAATTCACTAAGGTCGATGATGCGTCTGAACTTGTTCAAACAACTCAGACAGCCGTTGTAACTGTAATAGATTGTATTCAAAAGTAAATGTCAAAATCTCCAAACGATAAAAAAAATCTAGAAAGGCAGGCAAAATTAAGGTATGCCATTCAGAGTGGTCAGAGTAGTATTCATGGTGATACTCTCTATGAAATTCAAACTCAAGAGGCACAGTCCTTTGCATTTTACTCTGGCACTGGACAAGGTGCGACTGGCGGTGGGCCTGGAACTGGAAAAGCGGTTTTATTTACGCCAGGCATGTCAATGGAAGTCTTGGGTGAAGGTTTAAAAGTTAGAGATTCTGGAGATGTGTCACAACTGCCAGCAAAAATCATAAAAGCAAAGGGTGGTGATATGATTTTTGAATGTGAAAATGGTGATATAACTTTAAGAGCAAGAAACATTTTTATCGATGCGAATGGTGGTGGTCAAGATGGACAATTTGTTGTTAAAGCAGAAAGAATCGCAGACATCGGAGCTCCTGACATTCGTGTTCAAGGTGAAAAGGTTACAATCAAATCCTCTAAGGATATGAGTGTAATTGTCAAGGGTCAATTTGAACTTAAATATGGATTTATGGTTGCTGCATCATTTGCTGATGAAAAATTTGGTGCGTTGACAGCAAATCTTAAGAAAACACAATTGGGGACATTAAGAACATTATGAACATATCTAGATTTCAATCAGATAAATTAATCGTAGGAACTAATGATGTATCCTATGTCGCACCTGACACATCACCGACAGGGACTGCGGTGTTGAATGGGCCTGTTTATGTTGGATCACCAACTGCATCGCCAGGTTATGATGCAGTATTTAATGTTGGTACTCCACCACCACCACAAAATCCACTTGATGTTCAACCACCATTGAGTGCCTCTTTAGGCATCAAACTTGATGGTAGTATGGAGATTGTTGGTGATGGAAGAGTTCCAAATGCATTGAAAATTAGTGGTGGACAAACAAATAAATTATTTGTTGATGGTGATGCATTTTTCTCTGGTGCTGTTGACTGTGGTAATAAAGGTAAACTTGCATCTAGGTTTGCTGCTGCAGATGCATCTCCAAAACCATTTGATCTAGTTCATCCTACAAAAGGTGAAGGACATCGACTTCGTTATGCTTGTATTGAGGGCCCAGAGGTTGCAGTTTATTGTCGTGGTAGATTAAAAGAGTCGAATGTAATTCATTTACCTTACTATTGGAAAGATTTAGTTCATGAAGATAGTATCACTGTTCAATTGCAACCAATTGGATCAAATCAAAATCTTGTAATTCAAGAGTTTAATAATGAATTCATTGTCATCGCAGAGGATTCAACTAATACTGATTTGATTACTGATTTATCGACTATTGATTGTTTCTATCATGTATATGGTGAGAGAAAAGATATTAATCCTTTGATAGTTGAGTATGAGGGCAACAGTTGGGAGGATTATCCTGATCCAAACTATGATCCAAATAAAGTTGATTCTGATAAGAAGAATACAAAAGACCCTCGATTTGATGGCCCACCAAACACAGTCACCAAATGAGTTTCCCTTACATAGAAGAAAATTTTATTTCTTTGAGTGAGTGTCAAAGACTTATAGATTATGCTACGTTAAATAAGAGTGAAAATGTAAGTCGTGATGATGTTTATTCCACAGACATTGAATGGACTGATCATGGTGCTACATATTATGGAAATAATGTTGATCCTATAACACCCGAAGATAATGATGAGGTTGTTACAAAGGTTACTGAAAAGTGTAAAAGTTTAGTTGATTGTCAATTAGGTTATGTTGGTATCGTTAGATGGCCAATAGGAACATTTATGAAACCTCACTTTGATAGTAATAATGTTCACACACCAAATAAAGTTGCAGC